CTATTTTCACCCCTCAAAGGGGGCTTTTGGGTCGGTGGGGTCTGTGTTTTGATATTTCCTCCGGGACAACTCGTGTCTTTGTTGGTAGCTGTTAGATCGAGCTTGAGTGCGCCGTGGAACACCGGCGTCATGACTCGGGCCTGGTGTGACAGCCATCGACCGGAAGACGACTTCTCCCCGAAGAATTACCAATTCACGGACCCCACCTCTGAGCGTTACCCAGCACGTACCCCGAACGTTCGTTTGACGTGACGGGGGAAGTGCTCGCGGGGCTGGCGTCCACATTTGCGCAGGCGCCAACCTTCGCCCCCCCCATTCAAGGACCAGCCGTACAGGGCAGCGGTTGTCATCCTTGGGGAAAATTGCTACGTGGGGATCGGAACCCCGCCCTAGGGAGTACCATCTACACCTCACGCAGGTCAACTTGCTGGAGATGTTGATGGTACCCCGCCCCCCAGCCTGACTAGTCACCAGGCTTTTGTAGTACGGTAAGGTGCTACGACGAGCGATCGGGGTTTTCCCGAGACGCAGGACGTATCTTTGACCCTTCAGGAATCAAGGCTTAGGGGGCCTCTCGCTGATTTTCTAGTCGACGCAACACCAGCCTCTCGCTAGATAAGTGAGCCATGCCCGGACAGATCAGCCCACGCAAGCGTGAGTACGAAATGTTTTTGTTTGGGGATGGGAAGGATTGTGTGGAAACCTCTAGCGTATCCTCACTTTCCGAATACTCGGAGCGATCCGGGGGCACCTCAGAAAGAGCGGAGGAGTTCAGAGAATGCATGCTTCCAATTGTTGACTTAATTGATGAATTAATGAAACCCGCACCGTACATCAGGGCTTGTATAGTTCCCTCCCTGATGCGGCAATTGTGCACATTTTTCACATCTGCCCCGACCACTGTTGTACAGACAAAGCGTCACGACGAGGCTATCCATTTATTACAATCTGCCGTCGTGCCCGATTCCATGTGGTCCAGGCTGCGTGAATTTTGCACAACATTTTTGACGCCATCACAGACCAGCGTTGTACAGTCTACCTGGGGCCCAGCCGAGACCATCCGCTTGCATCAGGCTTGCGGCACCTGGTTTCCGAACGGTCCCCCAGGAGAAC